AGTGAGAGTAATACTTACAGATCCAGCCGATCTATCAGTATAGGTAACAGAAAAGTCAGCATATTTTGTGGTGCGTGTTTCTTCCCAAACCTGTGCAGCTACAGTAAATCCAGTTAAATTTATTGCAGCATTATTAGAATCCTTAAAAATAAGCGGAATCGTATGATCCGACCTTCTTTGAAGCGTAAAGTTGTATATGCCAGGTTCGATTGCCATAATTAAAATTTTATTATGTACATTAATGCTATATTACGTGGTCTTGTTTCAGAACTATTACCAGTACCACCTTGGTTTCCAGTATTACCACTTACATTGATATTAGAAATAGTAATAGTGTGATTGTGTGATGCGTCAATTTGAAGAGTACCAGTACTAGAAGTATCTGGAGCTCCTGGTGTTAACTGACCATTTTGATTTGCACCCTTAGAAAAAACACCAGTTGGATTAGGTGCTGCTGAAAAAGTTTCAGATATTTGAAATGCTGTACCAGTTAAAGACTTTGTAGATGTAGTTCCTGAGCCTGAGGCGGTGGCAGAAAAACTATGGTTATGCTGACCAAATTGTGCACCTTGGACATTATGAGCAACGTTTCTACCACTATCTACACCCCTACCATGGTCATATCCCCTTACAAATTCACCCCTTAAATCAGGAAGTCTAAATTGTGAAGAAGATTCTCCTCCAGTATTAAAAGCTGTTCCTATCGCAGCAAACAAATTTGCATATGTACCACTTCTTGCTAATACTTGCCCATTACATTCTAAGTATCCTGTTGGTGGACTTTGTGCTGCAAAACAAAATACAGAACCAGCAGGTACGCTACCAAAAGTCGCAAACGATAAAACACCTGATCCATCTGTTTGTAATACCTGACCACTATCACCGTCATTTGGAGGCAGTGTAAGAGTGTAACTACTACCTAAGCTATTTAAGGCTTTAATTGAAACTGTAGCATTACCATTATTAGTAGCTTCTTGAAAACTTACAGATCTTGAAGAACTTGAACCACCCATAATAGTTAAACCACCCGAATTTATTTCTAATTTCTTTGAACCAGATGTTGCAAAGCCTAGTTGATTATCACCTGCCCTAAACATTCCTGTATCTGTATCATTACTAAAAGCATATGCTGGTGCATTAACACCTGATCCGTCATCTCCTAACAGCTGACCTTCCATTATACCACCTGCTCTGGGTAGTAATCCTAAATTTGCAGAATTAACTGGACCAATAGTTGTAAATCCGTTATTTTGTGAATTTCTTATTTTAAGATTATTATTATCTGCTGTATCAACATATGGCATAAAAGCTTCTGTATTTGAAGGGTCAGAACCTCCACTATTGAGAGTTTTTATAGCATCTAATACAAGATTAATGTCACTTCTTACAGAAGCACCTGAGGCATTGGCAATTATATAGTCCGATACTTGGCTCATTTAAAAAATACTTTCCTCCATATTACACCCCTTTACCATAACCGACAGCTTGAAATGTAAAACTTCTATTAACGTAACCATTATTTTGAGTCTCACTAGGATTTTTAATATTCACAGTAAATCCTGTACCAGAAACATTAGTTACAGTAAAAAAATCACCTGATTGTGCATTTTGAATTGTTATACCAATAGAAGGTAAAAATGCATTTACTCCTCCTAAAGCAGATGTTCCCACAAAAAATGGTGTCCCAAAAGTAACAATTTTGGCTGATGTACCTGATTGTTGTGGTGCGGTAGATACAGTGCCTCCTGTTTTATAATTTTGTTCTGTTCTTGATTGAAACTCTGCTGTATAACCTGCTTGCTGCACGTTCATATTTTGTGAAACATTAGTTGTCTCTAAAATTAATTTAAATTTAAATCCTCGACCTTTAAAGGTGCCGTTTGCAAAATTATTAAAAGTTTTACCATTAAAATCTGAATCAGCATAATTTGTACCGCTAGGTGCAGATAACGTTGATGCTACTAATATTTGACAGTTTGCCTCATCTGCTGCTTGACCATCAAAATTACCATCAGTGGCATAATCATCCCAAAAAGATCCAGCAGGTATAATTGTTTCAATATCAGAACCTATAACAAAACCAACAGAACGAATAACTCTTTTTAAATCAAGAGAAAATACAGCACCTAAATCTAAAATATCCTTAAAAGCGTATTCACCTGTTGCATTTGTCGCTGGATTCGTAAGCTGCAATGCACTCGTAGAAGTATTAAATGTTGTATTAGTATCTGCTCCTTGAAATGGAGGAGTATCTAGATCTTCTCGATCTTGTAATATAACCTGAGTATCAATTAGATCAGGAAGATCCATAATAATACTTGATTCTCCTACACTAAAGTTCCCCTGGTCATCTTGAAACTTAAGAATATACTCTCCTTCTAAAGATGGAACAATAACATCTGTACTATTACCTGCTAAAGCAGTGACAAGATCAACGGAGTTTTGGAACGTACCAGTGCCATCTGTTAAATTGCTATGCCTTACATAAACACGACCACCATGTAAAACATCAGGATCTACAGCTTTTGTCCACCTAAGTCTTACTAGTTTATTAGTAATCGGTTCCATTGATAAGTTCTGTACATTGCCAGGTGGTGTTGTTTTACCCACAGCAGCAAAGGTAAGATCAGAGGACGTAGACGATAATACAAGTGCAGCATTGTATGAATAAACTTTAAATTCATAAGTGCCAGCTTCAGTATTAAATATTTCAAAGTCTGGCCTAAATACAATTTCACTTACCCAGTTTGTATTATTAAATCTATACTGAACAAGATATTGACTTACACCTGTTTCTGATACCCAAGATAAAATTAATTTTGATACAGCAAGAGCATTTATAACAACTATTCTTTCCGATGCTTGTAAGTTTCCAGGTGGATTTCTAGGTTGATTTAATAATGATATAGTTCTATCTGGCAAAGTAATACCCTGCATTGAATCAATAGCAGAATATTTTGGACTTTCACCTGTTACATAATCATAATTATATTTAAGTGCTGTAATTGCATAATTAATACCATCTTGTTCTTCTACTGTAATTACTCTAAATGTTTGAGATACTAAATCTGAACTTTGTAAAAGCCATACAGAATTTGCATTTGGTGTTGCAGACAACGCAGAGTTTAAAGTTATCACATTTGTAACTATGCCAAATACATCTTTTGTTTCTACTGATCCGTCAGGTAATATCACACTGCACTTTTTATTAGAACCAGAAAAAGTATTTAAATCTATATCATTATCTACCGTTATTTGAGTAGTTGTGGCACTTTTTATTCTCCCTGCTCTTCTTTCTACACTACGAACAGGGTCATTTACAGAGATCACAGATCCAGGTCTTACGATTGCTCCAGCATCTATTGATGTTGTAAAACTAACCACCTCAGTTTCCTGTTCCTCACTTAGTAATACAGCTTTTCCCAATCTTCGAGCTTGACCTCTAGATGTACAAGCAAAAGCTTTAATATCTTTTTTCACAATTCCTATCTTAGCTTGTCTATCAATATCTTCTTGTAAAGCATCAGGTCCACTTACATTATCTCCAACTACTTCATAATCAATTTCTCTACTATCCATATTAAAATAACTTACAGAAATTATTGAATGTCGTTGTTTCAAACTACTACCAGAATATGAGAACCCACCTTCACCTACATTTGCCAAACTAAATAAATAACTTGGATCAGTAGGCTCATCTCTTGCAAGAGTAACAGAACCCTCAGACCATATTGGAAAACATCTCATAACACCAGCTAATTCATTTATTAGCGTGTATGCCTCCATAGATCCTTGTAAATTTACATTGCAGCTAAATCTTGCTTCTAGTCCTCCAAAACCATCTGATACTAATTCATTTGCATATCTACTAGCCGCAACAAAGCTAAATAAATCTAAGTTTTCATAAGTTTTAGCATCAGTTGATTGGTCAGGTGAAATTTGCGTACCAAAGCCATATCTTTTTGTTACAAGTAAATCAAGTAATATCATTGCTGGACATGAACACCATACAGCAGCACCCATTGTTCCATTAAAAATATAAGTAGGGTCATATATAATACGACCTGTTGCATTATCAACAGTTGGTGCTGGCGTGTTGTTTGCACCTGCTCCTGGTATTCTTACTTTTACACCACGAATACGAAAAGCTCTTTTTGGTATAGAACTAAATTGTTCAGAGTCTATTCTTAAACTTGTATATGCACTATTTAAATATCGTTGTTTATCATCGATTAGTAATTGAAGAGCACTTACATTAAAAGCATCTACAATTTGACCTCCAGGTTGTTGGTCATCTGTAACTCTTTCTATTTTTATATCAGCAGATGTATAACCATCTTCTAATTCAACTCTATAATCTTTGGAATATGCATCAGCAGTTCTACCAGTGATTGTGTCTATAAATTGTTCTGTAAAACTTACCTCATTATTCTTTCTAAGTGATACTTTTATTTGAACTGTTGAACCTAATAAATCTCCCTCATCTGTCGCTTTTTGTATTTGTGCAAAAGTAACTGTTATTCTTACAGCATCTTTTCCTGTAGGTAATGCTCTAGTGACACCACCTCCACTTTTAGAACATAAAACAGAACTAAAACCAGCTAAAGGACTTTGTGATTGTTGTATTCCAGGAATATGATTTTGGTTTCCTGTACCAAAACGAGGTGTAAAGTTTACATTTTGAAAATTAAATTTTTCTGTTTCTGGGTTTGCATTATTAGCACTTGATTGAAGTATAGGAGTATCGTTTAAAAATATATCTTTAAGTGCTGCATTATTATAAGCTGTAGTTCCTTTTGTAAGACCTGCTTTTGATGGTGTAGCAAAACCTTCTATTTCTCCTTCAGACAGTAAATCTTGAATTGTTGCAAACTGCCTACTGTTTAAAGTATCAGGTGCTCTTGTTGGTGATGGTGGTGTAGGAGGAGGACCACCAGATCCTCTAATAATTTTTTTAGTCATGCTGTTACCTGATTAGTGTCAATACCAGCAGAAATAACAACTGATCCTGTAAAAATCTCACCATATACAATAGGATGGCTAGTTCCAGCCCTTGATGTGTTTTGAACTCCAGAAAAACTAAATGATATTCTTGGATCTTCTTCGTTACTAAAATCCTGTGGTTTAGGTAATGGAAATAGCATTTCAGATACACCACTTAGTGTTAACGCTGCACCTACACCAAATAGTCCTTTAGATAAAGCACCACCTGTTATACCTGCTTTTGTAAATGCAATAGAACCAGGTACAGCAAAAGATAATCCAATTAAAGCAACGCCTAAAAGAGCTTTACCTAGACCACCACCTGCACCAGCAATTACAGGAACAATACTAATATCAGATTGCCCTATAGGGTTGTGTATTTCATTTTTATCAATGTCATAATCATCAACAAGAACTTTATAATGTTTATCTGCCATATGTGCTTCTAATTTTGGAAAATTGGTAACAAGAAAACGTATAGCCTCAGCAGTAGAATTTATTACAGCATCTAATTCCTTATGACCTACAAAGTCAGCTAGTTCTCCATAGAGTTTAACTTTTCTGAGCATAGCGATACCTCTTACCAGTACATT